GAGCCGTCGCCGTAGCCGTAGCCGGAGCCGTAGCCGGAGCCGTAGCCGGAGCCGGAGCCGTAGCCGGAGCCGTAGCCGGAGCCGTCGCCGTCTAAAGTCAGATGGCGGGCCACTTGCTTTGCTCCACATCAATCAGCGAAATAAGCGCACGAAGCGGGGCGCGAACGGTTCCAACGTTATCCAGCACGGTATTTTTCAGCGGGCCGTTGACCAATTCGCCAAGCCCTTTCGTTGTTCCCCAAACGCGCAGATTCTTTGCGCCGGTAATCACAACAAAATCTCCGTCAATCTTCACGCCGCCGACGTAAACAAAGCCGCGATCCAGCACGACAATCTTTACGTCACCTTCACGCGGCGCAACAGCGTCGGCACGGACGTATTCAATGTTGTCAATCTTGATAGTGGTAGGTGCCACGCTTATCTCCTAAATTCTCGCCACTGATCCGCAGTGGCACGGCACAGAAGAAGCATTTGCAATTTGTCTCTACTGCTACGCACTCCCTGCGCTCTACCTTTACTTCTTGCCGCCCGTTCGGGGCTTACGCATTGGTGACTGGTGGAACCGGGCTTTCGTCTGTCAGGTGATGTGCTACCCGACGTAAGAATCTTATCGGAGCGCCGACGCAATTGCAATAGGTATCTGCAAATATATTTTTGCGATGGGGCTTGTAATCTATCGGCGCACCGATTATGATACGGGAATGGATACAAAAGACGCACTTGAATACTTTGGCACCCCTACCAAGCTGGCCCGCGCCATTGGTATCAAACCGCACAGCATTTATGACTGGGGCGACAAACCCCCATATTTGCGGCAATGCCAGATTGAAAAGATCACCAAGCGCAAGCTCCGCGCAGAGATGCCCGAAGGTTGCGTATGATCTCCCCCGCAACGCAGAAGCCGCCTTACTCCCCGGCCCGTCTAGGATGCGTTGCTTTGCCCGTCCATGCGAACGACCTGCATGCGGGCTATTTTATGTTGAAGCGGAAGGTATGAATGTCCTGGACCTTTTCGCGGGCGCTGGTGGTGGACTGCTTGCTGGCAAATTGCTCGGCTGGCGAACTATATGTGCAGTTGAAATCAGCGAACGACAGCGAAGCATTCTTGTGCGGCGGCAAAACGACGGAATCCTTGCCCCCTTTCCGATATGGGATGACATACGAACATTTGACGGGAATCCGTGGCGAGGAATTGTTGAAGTCGTGGCTGGCGGGTTTCCGTGTACGGACATTAGCCCCGCAGGTAAGGGCGCAGGAATCGAAGGCGAACAAAGCGGACTGTGGAAAGAAATGGCCCGCGTCATTGGCGAAGTTCGACCGAGATACGCATTCATTGAAAACAGCGCAATGCTCCCTGTTCGCGGACTATCCGCAGTCCTGTGTGACCTTGCCGCGATGGGGTTTGATGCTCGATGGTGTTGTTTATCCGCAGCCGACCTTGGTGCAGACCATGAGAGGGACAGGTGCTGGATTGTGGCCGACTCCCAGCGGGGTTCGTGGGAAGGGGCACTGTGCGGGAGTAATCAGCGAATGGGGTGGCAGCGGAAATCCGTTCCGTGGGACAGACCTGCGGAATTTGCATTTGCCGAGTTTCGAGGAATGGATGCTGGGCTGGCCCGTGACGTGGGCCGCACAGACGCCGTTAGGAACGGACAAGTTCCAATCGTGGCTGCAACAGCATGGGAAGTGCTAACCCAATGAAGCGCCACACCACCCCCATAGCCCTCCACGACGCCCGCGAGAACGCGGAGACAGTCATTCGTATTGCACAGACGCTAAAGCGGCTTACAGGCCGCTCTCAGCGCGATCTGGTGCGTTGTTTGTTGCCGGTGAAGGTGAAGGCGTGAGGGCTAGGAAAGTCGATGCCAATCACACAAGACTCTGCAACGCCCTTCGAGCGGCTGATTTCCGCGTATTTGACTCGTCAGCTTTCGGACGCGGATTTCCAGATTCTGTCTGCTTGTATCGAGGAGTGCTCGTGCTTTGCGAGTTCAAAGACGGAAGCAAAGCCAAGTCAGCCAGGAAGTTGACGAAGGCACAGGAAGCGTTTTGGAAGGATTGGAGCGACGTTTGCTACCTGATTGAGAGCGAGCAAGACGTAATCGACCTCAAGAACAAGCTGGACTTTGATTTGAAGGAATGGAAGTAGTTGTAAACTCGTTTTCTACGTGTTAAACTGTTTACAGTAAACTAGGGTAAACAACCATGTACGGTAAACTGTTTTCACAGATGTATGACGGCACTCTCGCAACGAAGGGGCCGTGGCAGGCGCTGGTAACTTTCCAGCAGCTAATTATTCTTGCAGACAAGAACGGGGTGGTTGATATGACCGCCGAATCTGTGTCGCGCAGAACCACAATTCCGTTAGAGATTATTCTTGAGGGTATTGCTGCGTTAGAGCAGCCAGACGCCGATAGCCGTACTCCGGCCCTAGATGGACGCAGGATAGTCAGACTTAGCGAAACAAGGTCATGGGGCTGGCAGATTGTCAACCATGCCCACTATCGCGCTATACGCAGCCAAGAGGAACGCCGCGAGTACATGCGAAAGTACCAAGCAGAGCGCAGGGCTAAATCTGTAAACTCAGATGTAAACATTGTTAGCGATGTCAACCTATACAGTAAGCAGGAAGCAGAAAGCAATAAAACTACATTGTCGGATAAATCCGACGTTAGACCGCCGAAGGTTGATTTTCAGGAACCGGCAAAGCGAGTCATTGACTTCCTGAACCTGAAAACCGGCAAAGCCTACCGACACCAGCCGGTCAACATTGACATGATTGCGGCAAGGCTCCGTGAAGGCGCAAGCGAGCAGGATTGCAAGTCAGTGATAGCCCGCAAGGTTAGAGACTGGCAGAACGACGACAAGATGCGCCAGTACCTACGGCCTGCGACCCTGTTTAACCGCGAGAAGTTTGCCAACTACGTCGGGGAGTTGGTGGCTCCACAATCTAACCCTTGGGACGGTGCCAAATGAGTTTCCAATGCCCTAGCTGCGACAAAACGCTGCGTAACAACGCCAAATCCTGTGAGTGCGGCTGGGAACTCAAGCCCACCATAGGAACCGAAAAATCCTCGTTGCTGGCTCACTCCCTTGACCACCAATGCACCTACAACGACCACGGTTCACGGTGCCGCTATCCGGTGAACTTCTTTGAACCTGGGCAAACGCGGTCGATGTGCCGCTACCACAAGAAGCACCTTGGCAACGCTGAACTGTGCGCCAAGATTCTTAGCCGGTCGCACCGTGACACAGACGAGGAATACATCGAGCGCAGCAATCGAGAAACCTACGGCGAAGGCCGCTCAAAGCTGGAACAGGAAATATTCGACAGATTGCACAAAACCGTGGCCGCAAGGCGCGAACAGGAAAGGATGGCAGCTGAATGATTATCGAAGAACAACTACCAACCCCAAAGGGCTACGTGTCTGCGCGTGTTGTCACGTTCCGTGGCGACGCCGCAGAGGAAGCGGACTTCCCCGAGGATCGCTACAAAGAACCCAAGCCGCAACCGGCGTGGACTCGCTTTGTTGACCACATCCAAACGCTGACTGGCGTGTTTACTTCTGATGATGTGCCGGGTTTTAGCGTCAAGCAATCCAGCCGGTATTTGACGCGGGCTACGCAACGCGGGCTTATCCGCAAGGTGCCGCAGAAAATCCAGATCGGAACAGGTAGGCCGAAGAATGTTTACGAGGTGCGGAAATGAGTGCGTTTTTGTGGGTGATGTTTTGGCTGTATGTGTTCGATATGGTCAGCCGGTTTTGGTGTGTTGCACAACAAAAATTGCCAGAACGAACGTGGGGCGGGTTGGCTTTTGATGGGGCCTTCAATGCTTTTTTTCTTTGCTGGGTTATTTACTTGCTGGTGGCGAAATGAAGGAATACCACGTACAAGAACTAGCCCCATCCCACCTTAAAAACCTGACCGACGCCGAAGATATGGCCGAGGAATTGGCCGAAGTATCACACACGGCATACGGGGTTTATGTGCTGTTGTCTGAGTTTCATCCGAACAAGAAACATGAGCCTGTCTGATTTTACTGATGAGCAGTTGTTTGATGAGTTGTCCGCTAGGGGGTGGCACGGCACTCTTGAGCATATTGACGACATCAAGGCGCGACAGGAAGAAAGGGACAAACGGCACAAGGAGTTTGTTTGGCTGAAAAAAATTATGCCCAAGTACCGATGCGATGGGCGACCGTTATGGCGTGTGTTGTGGCTGGTCAGAAGGGTTTCGAGAAACAGATTTTTGCTGGTTGACGAAGCTAATGAAATTATCAATAAGGCTTGCAACAAGTTTTCAGGCAACGCAAGTAACACATTTAATTCCGCAAGGCTTGACAGAAATGTACGGGCGCTATGGAGGGGCGAGGAAATCAGGTATGCGCGTGAATATGAAAACGCAAAAGCGGTAGAGGAGGCGTATGAGGAAAACAGACCATATACGCCGATGAAAGAACACAGGGTAAAGAAAAAGTTGGGCTTTTTGGTGACGCTTCAAAGGGCAGAAAAAGCGGCGAAGGAAAACAGGAAGTTACTTTCAGCAATCAAACAGGAGATAGCAAATGGCAAACAGCATTAAGACGGTAGGACAACTGCGCGAGTTTTTGGCAAACATGCTGATGGGCCTGAAAGATGGGTCTATCAAGCCGAACGAGGCTTCGCAAATGCAGAAAATGGCCGCACAAATCAACGAATCTTTTTATTCTGAGGTCAAAGTTCTGAAATTGCGCCGCGATATGGGCGAAGAAACCGCGCTGCCAACAGTGGGTGATTTGCCGATCAATAAGTGAGTGACGCGGCAGAGTTAGAAGGCTATCTATCCGTCTGGAAAACAGGCTTTGCCAGTAGACAGTGGGTATGCCAGCAATTGAACAAAAAACCGGCGATGAGGCAGCAATTTCTCAAAGCGTTGAAGTTATCCACAGCAGCGGAAATGATGGAGGCATTAGTTAAACCATGATTAAACCCAAATCACGGAAACATGAGGATCGCATTAAGGCGCTGGAAGAAAAATGCGCCAAGTATGAAAAGTGTGATGCACGGATAGTTGAGATTGTTAGCACAACCATGCGAATGCACATGAAAGAGTACGCCACGCTAGCCCTTAAAAGCGTCCCTTGGTGGAAGCGCTTATGGCTCTAATCCGTCTGGCCATTGGGATTGTGATCGGCGTCCTGGCGCTGCCAATCGCGGCGGCTGGGCTATTGCTAATGCTGGCAGGCGTTTTTATTTGGAACATCGGATGCTGGGTGGCGAATGAATAGCAAAGAACTAGAACCGAAAGCGCAAAAGGCTTTGGCCTACTTGCACGAAAACGCCATGCTCCACGGCCAAGCGCGAGCGCAGGCCGATCATATGGACTCATGGGTAACTGCGGAACTAAACCGCATCAAAGGCTTAATTGTTGGCGACCTGAGCGACGCGGCGAAAACTGCGGAAGCTATGCGGCACCCATCGTACACAGAGGCACTTCTAGCCCGAAAAGAGGCTAAGGCCATATGGTATGAGGTGCAATTTAAACGAGAGGCCGCTAGCGCGTTTATAGAGGCTTGGCGAACGTGTTGCAGCAATGAGCGAGCGAATGTGTGAC